TTCTGCCCCTCCCATGCCTTCAAACTTCCGAGCAGTTGCGGAAACTCTACTGGCAAATAACCAACAAAATGTTTTGTGCCCTGCTTAACCGCCAGCTTCGCACCCGAGTTGAACTCGTGGAACGTTGTTTCAGCCCGAACGTTTTCTACATTCTCGACCAGCGGCGTTGGGTAAAATCTGTTCACTTTGTCGGCCGCGTCAAAGAACGCTTGAAGTGCTGTTTTTGTCACCCCCGCCGCCGTTGCGATCATGTTTTCCGTCCCCGCACTGCCAAGCTCCGGCACAAAGATTAGCCGTTTGGCTATTTGCATCGGGTTTTTGCAGGTGGCCGCGCCTAAATTCTTTAATTCTTTACATAAACTCATGATTTATAATGTTTTAATTTGTTAGCAATAATTTCTTTTAATCTTTAAAGTGAAACTTATTTCAATACCTGAAAGCACGTCAGGAAATACAGAGCGTTTTGAACTCGCCTGCTGAAGTATCAGCCCCCAGTTTGTGCGGTGCGTTTTTTTCAGATCATCGACATCTCCGAAACGTTTATCCGCTTCAATTAACTCAATAAACAAATCAGCAATCGAGTTCATCGGGATTACCGCATTATCAATGTGTTTTTTTTCGCTCCAGTTTTTACCAGCATTCTGCATGAAATACAATGTGATGTTTGCGCTCCGCCCGAAGTGGCTCATCGTTTCGCCTTTCGTTTCCTGAAATTCATTGAACAAAATGATAGCAGGATATTTACCGGAAGCGTTCATAGTCTTTACCATTTCGGACTGAATCGAAACCGGGGAGCCATAAAAATAAAATGGCTTATGCCCATCCTCTAATTCAGAAGCAAGCTGTTCAACTACACTGCCGATTAATTGCTCTGTCATCATATCCAGCTCCGCTCCTCAATTGATTTGTGTTCAATATTCTCGAATATCTCACCTTCAGCATCAAGCCCCAACACACCAATCATGTAATCAACAATGTATCTGTAAGCGTCGTTGTAAATTCTCACCCCGTTATTCCACATGTAGCACAAAACGCTGGCTCGGTTCGCTGCCGGTTGTGCATTTTCGGCTAAGGCTTCAAAGATGCCATTTGAACTGCTGAACTGATGAAAGTCGCGCATTATTTCGTACCAAGCAAATGACAGTATTGCGTTTTTGAATCCTTCATCGAATAGCCTGTAAACGCCGTCAACTTCGTACGCGGTTACCCCTGCAAAAAAGTCATCAAAATCAGCATTATAAGCCAAAGATAATTCTCCCTCAATGTCATAGCATGACAGTATTGAACGCCGGTAAGCATCATCACCCACCATCTTTCTGAAAATATCGGCTTCAACTTTATTTAAAATGGCCGTTGCCCTGTCCGTATTCAATGACGAAATCGGCAGCTCATAAATTCCTGTAAAATCTGATATGGTGAGAATCTTGTCCATTATTTACCTGATTTCTTTTTCTTCGTTTTAGGCTTTTCGATCTCAACAAAACCGCGAGCCTCTAATGATTGCGCAGTCTCCTGTGGCATAAGCAAGGTGGTACCGGGCTTTCTCAACCCGGTCTCACCTGCTAATTTTGTGATTATGACTTTTACCTTCTTCATTACTATGCTGCTGTCATTTCTGTGATTTGAGCGGCCACGCTGGCCACCTTCATCAATGCATTTGCATTGTAAATAGGAAGCATTGCCTGAACCTGAACTTTGATTGTTACCAGGTCGGAGGTAAAATTACTTGCGTGTGAATCGGTTGCGATCACCTCAATCGGGCCGTTAAATAACAGCTCCATATATGCCTGCTGAATCGCGGCAACCAAAAGGGTGTCCTTTGTGATATTACCGGTTTCAATGTTACGAAGTCCCCAGTTGCCTGTGTATCCGACCTGGTTACGTTGCAAGAATGAAGCGGGATCAATGTAGTCAGCAATTGTGTTCTTACTTATTGCGGCAATTGCTGCATCGGTAGGATTCAATAAAACGCTGTTTGCATTGATGAAATATGTGCTGTTCATGTCGGCCATTACTGCACGAATCACGTCAAATATTGAAGGATTTGCCGAAACTCCGGTAAAGTTTGTGCTGGCATCGAAAGCATTTGCTTGATTAAACAGTCCGTTGATGTCGGTACCTGTTCCGTCGTTTTTAATGACCTGAGTGTTCAGGTTTTTAATCAGCATCGCGATTAAGCGGTTGTTGATGTAACTCGATAACCATGCTGAATTTCTCAACGCTGTCCTTGAAACCTCGATAAAAGCACCAATGCGCTTTGCGTTTACGGTTTTCATTTCGAACCCCATTGTGGACTCAACTAACGTCACATTTTCACCTTTTGAAGCGGTAGCATCAGTTAATGAAGCAGCGCGTTCTTGTGGAAAGTCCAGCTTTTCGGAGTTGATCGTACCGGTAGGCAGGATCAGCCGAACGTCTGAATTTTCCATCGGTGGCATCTGTGGAATCTGGAAAGGCATGTAGGCGTGTTGTGCGGCTCCACTTCCATAGGTTCCAGTGAACGCCACGTCTTTTGTTTCAATTTCAAATCGTTGTGTAGTTGTGTTGCCTTCAACGAAATCTTTCAGCGCACCTTCTTTGGTGATTTTTCTCACAATCGCATTGCCAACGCTTTCTTTGTGTGAATCGTTGTTTAAAATGTCTTTAAACTTGGTGATTGTTTCGCCTTGAATTATCAAAGTGTCATTTGCCTCGGCAAGTTTTTTCGTGAGCAAGTCCATCTGATCGCCGGTCGATGCGACCTTCGATAAAATGTCCTTATTCTCAACAATCAAATCGGCGTACATTTGTTTCAGTTCGCCTTTGGCAACCGTGCCGGATAACAAGTCATTGTATTTTGCGAACTGCTTATTGAGCAATGCCGCGAATTGTTCAGGGTCGTTGACCTCTGTTGCCCCGAACTTCATTTTGTTCTCTTCCATGATTTTAAAAATTAAATTTTGTGAGTTTAAAAATTGTTTGCATGGCGGCTTTTTGATCAAGAGTGTATCGCGACGGCTCTATAAAAAGTGCTGTATTTAATTCGGGAGTGATGATTTTCGGCTCCCCTTCTTTTACTTCAATAGTTGGTGTTTTTTCGTTCGCGCTCCACGTTGTGACGGTGGAAATTTCGAACATTTTGTACTCATAAATGTGGTTAATTCCGTCAATTACTTTCTGCTTTATCGGTATGAATCCAAACGAATGGTTATTAATCATCTCGTCCTCATACATTTTGTAAATGTCTTCACCTAATGCAGTCCTGGCAATCTTTGACCAGAAGTAGTTGCCGTGGTCGTCCTCTCCAATCTCTTTTATTTTTCCGATTGTCAAAACTTCCGGGTTTGCCTTGAATGAATGATTTAAAAAATGCCTGATTATATCTTTGCCTTCCGGGCCGTTTTCCTTTATCGTTTTCCGTCCCGCACCGCGCTCGATTATATCACCATCAGAATCGACATTGCCGAACGCTGAATAGTACGCCTTCACCATCCGTTTTTTTCCGTCGATATCTGCTACCTTGCAGTCTAATATTTTAATCTGTTTTTCCATTGCGTGCGTTTTTAATCATTTCAGCAGTGATAACCTCATCAACAACAGGTTCCGGTTCTGGCTCCTCCGCGCCTAATTCCTTCAACCCCTTTTGATAATAAATATCTGGCGGTGGGTTTGATTCATCAACGTCGTCACCGTATAATATTTTTGCAGCAGAGTAGGGAGTGATAAGGCTGTATTCGATTTGCTTGGTTAGCATATCGGTGAAAATCTTTTTATCGTTTTCGAGTTCCTGCACCTTGTTCCAATCTGGCACTATTTTATCCCCGCCGTAAAGCGGGCTCAACCACTCGTTCAACGTGTCATAAAGATCATCAACGTCTGTTTTGATAACGTTTTTGTAAAGGTCTTTTATCGCCTCCGTTTTATTTGCGAAAGTGCTGCCATCAGCCGTGAATATCACCGGATCAAATTCCGATAACTGGCAAAGTTTCTCGAATGAATATTTTGCATTTTCAATTAACTGCAATTCCTGAACGTTCAAGCTCATTTGCTGCCATGATAGTTTTTGAGTAGTGACGATGAATTTATCCTGATCGCCCGAAAGTCCGAACTGTTGTTTTAGCCGGTCTTTAACAATTTGCGTTTGTTCTAGATCGGGAAACTCTGAATCATTTGAGATAATACCCAATGCCCCCCGGTGTTCAATAATGCTTGCTTTTGCATCATAAATCGCCCTTAGCTCGTTGTTGATTTTGTCGCCCGGAATGTATTTAGAAATTCCATAGACCCAAGCGCCTGAATCGTATCTGAGTGAAATATTACGATTGTGTAAAACGGTTTCTGGCTTCAAATGGTATTCAGTTCCCCCGATTGAAACTACATAGCCTTTCACCTCATTGACCCAGTTCGGCAATGACTTATCAAATGCCAGGTCGATAACTGTTTTCTCCGCAGGTAAATTAAACAGGCTCGTAATCCTGCCACCAAAACCATTGGCCTCAATGCCGTAGAGGTATGAGTTTCCTAAAATATTATAATAAGCATAGTTGGCGCGGATCAATTCCTGCCATGACTGATAATAATTTGGGTCTTTTACCAGCCGGAGGAGGTCTGAATTAGGAGCAAGTTTGCCGGACTGCTTCACTACCTTAATCGGAACCCTTGCAACTCTTTTTGATAAAAAGTTCGTAATTATGAATAAATCAGGGATTGTTTCAAAGTCGTTGATCGGTTTGTGGTTTCCTGTCGCGCTCGTTCCAAACTTCTTCCCGATAGCTGCATTGTCCACCATGTAAACATTTACCGGCGTGCTTGTCTTCGTTTTCAAAAAATATGATGGGATGAAATCAAATAAAGCCATTTGCCATAAATTTTATTTCAAACGGCAAAAGTAGTGATTAATTATAGGTAATATCTATCTGTTAATAAAAAATGATAGAGAATGTCTATAGTAAGCAGTTAGGCACAAGTTTAAGAAAACAGCGTCCGTGCATTTATTCGCTGTTCTGCAATTTTGAAATATGCTTCGTCTTTTTCTATTCCGATAAAATTACGGTTTGTGTTTTTACAAGCCACTCCAGTTGAGCCACTTCCCATCGTCAAATCAACTACTAAATTACCTTCATTGCTGAAAGTCTTTATCAAATCTTCAAGCAATAAAACAGGTTTTTGAGTAGGATGATAGCCGTTGTAATCCTTTTTGTATTTCAGTATGTTGCTTTTGTATTTATTACCTTCCCAAAGGTTAAAAGTGCTTAAAAACTTGTTTTTAAATTGCTTGTCAATTTCTTTTATTTCCGAGTATGGCTTTTGAAAATATCCAGTTTCTTGTAGTTTTAAATAATTTGGTTCAGTAGGTACGCAAAACTGCACACCATTTGTAAAATAATGACCGCCCATTTTATTCCCGAGTAATTTATTTATATCACTTTGGTTCATTCCTGTTTTTTCTAATTCACACATAAAGTAATCAATTAATGAGTGGCTTTTCTCTAAGTCGTGAGTTTTACTAAAAACTAAAATATCTTCATAATAATTAACCATTGCTTTTTTAGCAAATAAACAATTTGCAAAGTCGTTTTTTTCCCAAATAGCACGATAAGAGAACGGTATATTTGGTATTGCTTCGTTTATTAGCTGTGTCGTAAATTGTTCTTGACAAAATAAAACCATTTTACCATTTTTTCGGAGTATTCTATTCGCAACTTCATAAATCCTTTTTGGTTCGATAACAGCATCCCAGTCGTACCCTTTTTTATACCCACCTCCCGCAACATAGTTTTTATCGTTATTGCCTTTTATTGGCTCAGCATCTAACCCTTTCATTGTGCCAAAAGGCAAATCAGTAAGTATTAAATCAACACTTCCTGTTTCAATCTTTTCGCTTTCAATTAAGCAATCCCCGAAAAAAAGACGAGAAAAAACCTGTGCATAACACTCGCTATATGCAATTTGGGGTTCGGTGGTATTCATAATTTCGTTCATTTAATTATCATTTGTTAAGTTTGATAGTGCAGTGCTTTTAATTCCCAAACTGCACATAGCGGAAACGGAAGGGTATGGCAACTTCAATAAAAGCATCTAAATAGTAAAACTTATCCGTGAAACCATGTAAAGGAAATACCCTCCGGAATCACAAATGTGATCCAGACCGCTCGTTTTATCCGGCTCACCATTTCTGTATGAGATTTGTTCGAGTGCGGCGGTGTATTCAGGGCACTGAAAGGAATTTATAAAATACTGTCCGTTCCTAAATGCAGCATTCATAGCGTTAACACGGTCGCGGACAAATGGATTCTTGCCAGGGGCACGAATGGCAAACCCGGCTTCGATCAAAAGCTGAACGTCTGATTTGCCGGAGCTATTACGGCTTTTGCCGGAAGCATCAGGGTAGATGGTGATATGGTGCCCTTCGTATTTGTCTTTAAGCAGCCGGATCATTGTTTCGGTGTCGTAAACGTTCACCAGCTCATCTACCGCGTAATATTTCCCACCTTCGATAACGTGAACCACGGCGGCCATTTTTGTGATATTGAAGTCCAGGCCGATGCTTAGTTTGTCGTGTTTCTGCACCTCCCTATTCGTGTGACATCGCTTGCGGTCGTAATCTTTGTAAACGCTTCCTGCCGTGAGGTTGACAAATTCACCATGCAAATACGCCTGCAACTGCCCTTCGTCGTAAAGGCTCCGGAGGCCATCAATATAGCCTTCACCTAAATTTGCCGCATTTTCTAAAGTTGATATTCTGAATAATTTCTTTTGTTCGTTTGCCTCCTTTACAAAAAACTTGTACATGTATGCGAACCCCTCCGGGGTGCTGACAAAGTCCAAGCAGTTTTTTGTTTCCTTCTTGTAG